ACGTGATTTCCTGCTTCTAATAATTCAGGAGCAGCAGAATCATAAAGACCTTGCATAATTTTAAGACCATTACCCGCTACTAAAGCAGCATCGTCAGCCTGTGTAGTTAAACCTGCATATTCTCTTGTTAATGCAGCTGCACCTGCTTCTTTAGCTACTTGGAAGATACCATCGTAGATACCATAGTCAGCATCAGCTTCAGCAACATCTGACAACCATAGTTGACGATTGAAGTCAGCTTTTACACCTTGTCCGATTAAGTCAAGAAGAATGTTCTTAACAACAGAACCCTCAACATTATCAAACTCGTGTCCGTCACGCATTAATTGACCTTTCATCTTATTGAAAAGCTCGTTTGCTCTAAACTCAATCTCAGCTTCTACACGAGAAGGAGTGATTGTAATTGTAGCACCTTTATCTCCACTACTTTCAGCAGAGAAAGCACCGTTTGTGAAAGCCTTTGTAATCTTTCCTAATTGATTGAACTTGTCAATCACAGTAGTACCTTTAATGTTAGGTAATACTTCCATATATTGCATATAATCCTGACCCATAAAGATAGGTTGGATGATTGCTCTGTTTACATCATACTGCTCAACAGTTGGTAAACTTGTTAATTCTAAAGCCATATTATATTATTTATTAATTATTTTAAAATTGATTTAGCAAAAGCATCCCAAGCGTTAACTACAACATCACTTTCGTTGATTGCAGGGTCGCTTTCTACTTCTACATTAGTTTCGGTAGCTTCTAATTTTGCTAGTTTTGCTTCCATATCAGCAACCTTGTTAGTTAAGTCAGCAATAGTGCCTTCTTTCTCACCAACAAGACCTGCTAATTCTTCTTTTTCTTCACGTAAAGAGTTAGCGTTTTCTTCTAGCTCTTCTAGCTTATTAACGATAACCTCATTGTCAGAAATAGAAACAGAAACTTCTTCAGCAGGAGTAGAAACATTCTCTCCTTTTACAGCGTTTAAGATTTCTTCTTTAACACCGTTGAACCAAGTTTTTAATTCTTCAGTCATTTTAATTGATTTATTATTATTATTTAATTTCAATTTATCATTGACCTCTTTCTCGTTTACGTTAGTAAATTTAGAAAGGTCAAAAGATGCAGCAACTTTCATAGGAGCAGTAATTGTATCTACAAATCCATATTCCATTGCTTCTTCACTTGACAACCAAGTTTCCTTATCCATCATATCCGAAAGTTGTTTAGTCGTTAGGCTAGACTTCTTAGAATATATCTCAATAATTTCATTCTTAATTTTGTCAAGTAAGTCAGCAGTTTTACGCATATCTCCTGCTTCTCCTGCCGATTGTCCAAATGGGTTATGAATCATAAAGAATCCGTTTTCTGACATCTCTATGTTATCCCCTGCCATTGCTATGACAGTAGATATAGAAGCAGCCAAGCCTTCAATCTTTATGTTTACATACCCATTGTGAGAACGTAAAGTATTGTAAATAGCTAAACCATCAAACACACTACCACCAACAGAGTTGATACGTAATGTGATGTCAGCAGTTCCAACAGCTTTTACTTCCTCTATAAAGTTTTTAGCAGATGTTCCATAGTCACCTATCTCATCATAGATAGATATTTCTACGCTATTATCTGCTTTGTTTTCTATTGAATACCATTTGTTCATTTTGCAAATTTAATAATTAATGTATCATATCTTTCGCAGAAATGAGGCAATCACCTAATATTGTAGTCCTTATTGAATTTACGCTTGTGCTTATACATAATATTCTGAATGGTTCTTTCTGATACATCGTACTTAATGGATATGTCCATATATGTAAATGTGTAGTTACCATTGTTAGATTCCAACACCTTGTCAAAATCTCTTATTATCATATAATCTCTTAGCTTTCTTGGCTCGATAAGACCTTTCTCTGATAGATGGTTTAGGACATTCTTTATTCCTGCCTCCTCAGAGTATCGCACCTTGACTTCATTGTATATAAGCTCTATGAACTCATTGACAATATCGGCACTATTCTGTCTTATCATACGCAAATATACTAAAAAGTAGCCTGACTTTCAATAGCAGATATTCTATTCTGCACTTCTGTCATATCACTTTCAACGATTACAACCTTAGAACTTCCCATTCCTCCGCTTACTAATTGTTGTGCTGACCTTAGCTCTCCACCCATAGCAAACTTCTCTCCACTATTGAGTAAACCACCATCAGCGAACTTTACACCATTACCATTGTAGCTGTTTATAGCTGATAGCATAGGTCTAAACATACTTGTTGATTTCTTGTTGATAATTGCTTCACCGCCTTCAGCTTCGTGTATTCTACCACCAACTCTAAATTTAACACCACCATTAGCGTGTGAGTTACCTTGAAACATACCACCTCTTGTAAGTCCGCCTTGTTCAAATTTAACATCTGTTTCTGTATCAAAATTACCGCCTGATGCTCCTTGACCACCACTTAGTAGTTGTTTGACATTTAATCCAACTGAAGCAAAAGAAGCTACTAAGGCAAGTATGTTTGCTATTTTTAAATACCAAGGAGAATCGGCAGCCATATCTGTAATAGCATTTATAGCATTTGAAGCAGCTTCGATACTAGATGCAACAGCAGCAGCCTGTGATATTTTTATACCTAACTGCTTGACTTTATTATTTTCTCCTTCGGCTTCACCTATCATTATAAGTGTTTGACCTAAGTTTTTCATTTGATTTAAAACTTCCTGCCTTCCTGCTTTTTCTTTATCAAAGTTTTGCATTTTTAAGTCAATCAACTTTTTTTCTAAATGAATTTTTGTTTCATAAGATAATTGTTCATCTTTCAATAGATTTTCAATTAATTTTGTTTGAAAATCATAAAGATTTCTTGACGAATTCTCTAGGTCTTTTGAGTTTTTAAAATAAGAAACATATGCTTCGTCAACAGCTTCTTTTAAGAATTTTAAAGCATCTTCATCAGGAGTAAAATCTTCTTCTCCCGCAGGTGTTCCCGTTGGTTTTGGTGTTCCTGTTGGTGTTCCTGTTGATGGGTCATCCATACCCATTGTAAGTCCAAACTTTTTTGCAAATTCTTCTGCATCTTTTAATATCTTCTGACTTTCTGTTTGCAAATCTTCAAAATCTTTTTGATTTTTTTGCATTGCAAGACTTGCAGTAGATAAAGCACCTAAAGACACTTCAGCACTTGTTTTAATTCCCTTAGTGCCTGTTACACTTATCAAGCTAAATGGGTCGCTTAAATCAGATTTACCTATAAGACCCACATCTTCCATAGCTTTTTTAATAGCCGAAAATGCTTCTGACGTAGTTTTACCTTCTAATTCAACTGCTAAATTATGTTTTGTTTTTAGCCTTAATGCTTCTGCATCAAATTCATTTTGCAATCTTGTTACATTAGCATCTTTTTCTTGAGCATCAGATAAAACCTTACTTAACTTATCTTCTTTTTGTCTTAAAACTATTCTTTTAAGATATTGTTCATTTGCTAATGCCAATGATTTTTTTAATTCATCATTTTTGCTTTTTTCTGCATCAAGCTGAGTAAAGTAAGTTGGATATAATCTTTGCAATCTTTCTATTGCTTTCTTTCTTTTATCAGTTCCTTCTTCTAGCCTTGACGCTTGAATAGCTAAAGCGTTCATCTTTAATCTGTCTTTCTCTAATTCCTCAGACATAGTAACCTCACTAAAAGAAGCAAATTTATTGAATAAGTTGGTTAAAATATCAAGAGTTTTTTGGATTGAAGGAGCAAACTTTTCTACTATAACAATTCTTAAACCATCAAGAGCTGACTGAAAACGAAGTGTAGCACCTTGTAATGAATTGGCAATAATATCAGCCATATCTTGTGCTGCACCTGCTGATGCCCTAAATGATTCTGTTTGGCTTTCTATCTTATCAATATGCTCAATCATTGTAGATATAGCAGCTACCTGCCTTACATCAACAACTTTAAGCATCTTCTCTACATTAATACCCTCATCTTTCATTCGTCTAAACTCACGAACCATATCCTCTCCTGAGTTTACGGTAAAGCCAATAGACTTAGCTAAATCAGATGAAGGGTCACCAAGTTTTAGGAATATATTACGAAGCGAAGTACCCGCAATAGATGCTTCAATACCCGCATCTGTAAGCACACCCATAACAGCAGTAGTTTCTTCTAAGTCCATACCTAGCAGTTTCGCAACAGGTGAAACCTTTGTCATTGATGTTTGGAATTTCTCAAGAGTAAGTGCTGAACTTGTAAATGAAGCTGCCATAACATCAGCTACTCTAGCTCCTTCTGTTGCATCCAAACCAAAACCTCTAATAGTAGAGCCAATTACCGTTGCAGTTCTTGCTAAATCCTCACCTGTTGCTGTGGCAGCAGTTAAAGCAGCTTCTTGCACTTGTAATACTTCTGATGAAGTAAATCCAAGTTTAGAAAAGTTTAGCTGTAATGCTGCTACTTGTTGTGCTGTAAAGAATGTAGAACGACCTAGTTTTTGAGCAGACTTGTCTAACTTTAAAAACTCTTGTGTATTAGCTCCTGAGATTGCCTTAACCTTTTGCATCTCAAATTCGTATCCCTTAAACACTTCGACACCTTTCCTTAACTCAGCAGTCAATGCTTTTGATATTTTAGAAAAAGCTACAAATGCTGCGGTAGCTTTTAAAGCGTTTGCAGCTAGTTTTTGTATTCCTAATTTTGATTCCTTAGAACTTTTACCAACTTTTTTGGTTGATTCGGAAGCTTCTTTACCCTCCTTACCTAGCTTATCATAGTTACCCGCTAACTTGCTTATCTCAACATTTAAAGCCTTAATATCATTAAGACCTAGTATTTTAATCTGATGTACTGTTTGTTGCTTCTTCGCCATTATACTTGTTTTGGTAATTGTTTAAATATGTTATTTATATCTGTTGATATTGATTTATCAATGTCGTTAAGAAAGTGTCTTTCATTACTCCCTACTACTCTATTAATAAATCCTGTTCTATATGTATTATTAGAATACTCCTTGCTATTTCTTGTAGGAGTACCTTCTCTTGCTATTGCTGCTGCAATTAAATATGCTATTTGTAATCTTTCTTGTGTTCCGCTTGGAAACTTCTTACTCTTTCCATTCTTGTCCTTATCATCCATCCAATTCATTATCTCAGATACATCCCAATCAAAAGGTCTTTGACCTTCGTTGACTTCTCTTACATAGTCTGCTTTGGATTGAATTATTAGTTCGACATAGTCGCTACCCTCATCTAATGAGTAGTGCATAGTGTCGTGCATATGTCCTGATGCAATATGATTCTGATTAACAAGCTCTTGTTGTATTTTTTCTACAAACTTCTTGCCAACCTTATTGATTGCTCTGTCGAATGTCTTTAGTATATCTTTCATTATCCTTTTGCCAATGATGCTTGTTTAATAATTGAGTTTTCTAAATCAACTAAATTAGTAGATATATAATGATTGTAAGCAGATATGTGATATAAAGAGCCGTTGTATGTATCAGATGTTAATCCACCTATTATTCCAAACTGATTAAAAACAAAGTCCGTTGTAGGTGTAGTTTCACTAGCCACCTGCACACCATTCTCTCTTATATATAAAGTAGTTCCGCTTCTTTGCAATGTTATCAATATCTTTTTGCTGCTAGGCTGCCAATATTCTGTTGATATACCAACAATAACACTACTTGATGATGAAAAGCTAAGTATGTAAGATTTATTTCCTGATTCTCCTATTGAAAAATACATATCGTTATCATCACTCTTACCTAAGAATCTATGTTTCTTATGAACATTTGGAACTAACGGTATTGGCTCTACATACATAAATATTGTAAAATCTCCTGTAAGCGTTACACCACTACTAAAAATAAAGTGGTCTGTGTTATCATAATTAAAATATGCAGGAGAAACACCACTAACACCATTGCCTTTAAGACCAACGTCAGGTCTAAATGATGGGTTGGCTTGAGTTAACTGATTGTTGCTAAAAGAAGCTAACCAAGTTTGTATATTGTTTCCGCTAGTTATTTCAGCATAACCTTTCTTATAGTCAAACACAAACTCAGGGCTTACAACTGTGGCAGTTTCACCAACTATCTCCTGCACCGTTGATACTGCTTTTGTATTAGATGCAGCTTTTCTTTTTGATAATCTAGCTTCAGGTGTTAGGTAAACATTATTTTTTTTTGTTATCTGATTAACCTCTGTCGAATCATAAACTATTGGCTGCAATACATCATCAATAGTAGCATACACCTTATCTTTCAGTGTATCTTGATTTATTAATCTAGGTCTATCTTTATCTCTTTTTATACTTCTCATTACATATTAAGATTTTCAACATCTATATCAACTGTTGTGTCAACACCTGATTTACCAAGCAAGAAATACTCTTGCAACTCTACTTTAGTTGATTGCTTATCGTGTGGTTTAAAATCAATTATTTTATTTAATCTATAATAAGAACCATCTATAAATATTAACTTTCTAAAATCAAGTTTAGATATATCCAACTTACTCAAGTTTATATACAAAACTTTTACTCTAGGATTTTGTTTTAACTGAGCAATCATTTTGGAATAGTAATTGTAAAACAACCCCCTCAGTTTTTGTTGACTTGATGATATAACAGTATCGTGATTTATATCAGAGAAAGATAAATTGTAGTCAACATTTTCATATCCATTAGATATAACAACTTGCGAAAGATAACTTGTTGCGGGTGCGTGATATGCAGAACCATTACCTCCATCATAGGCAAGACTTGATTGAAGGTTATCAAAAGCAATAAATGATGCTTTATTCCAATCAAAATCAGAAGTTGAATTTCCTCCTGCTAAATTATCAGGGTCATAATATTGCCATTGCCTTTTACCATTAAAAGAAGAATAGTAACCACCATCTTTTAGTAATATTCTTGCTCCTATCTCAAATTCCTTCTCAGGTCTTTCAATAGCATTACTCAAGGATAAATCGGTATCATCAGAGAAATACATTGGTATAAGCGGACTTCTTTCTATATGTTCAACATATATATAATTAGGTTCATACCAATTAAATGTAGGAGAAAAGTAGCTGTTTTCTACTTTGTACTCTCCTGTTTGAAATTTACCACTTGTATCTGTTTCTTCGTAAGAACCCCAATCAACAGCATTTCTTTTATTGTATTTATCCAACAATCCATCTCCACTAGCATCTTTGTATTTAAATATAAGTTTAGATTTTATATCAAATAAAAACTCATCCTTTATTGCCTTAGAGTAGTCAATCTTATCAGTCCAATTAACAGCGTTAGATATTCCTTCATAAAAATGGTCGTAAGGTTCAATAAATACCGTTTTACTTATCGGGTCTGTTTCAAATTGAAGGTTGAACATTTGTGCTAATCCCTTAACGAAATCAGACTGCTTTCCCTTTGGAAGCATATTATGAATATTCTTTATTTCCTCACCATTAAAATAAGCTGAAGTTTGCTCTATTTGCAAATAACTTTGAGCCTTCGTTATAACTTTTAATTTAGGTCTTTCTGCTCCTGCTAGTGGTGTTTGATAATGAACAAAATCAACTTTTATAGCAAATTTATCATTTTGAGCCGCTTCAACAGGGTTTTCCGATTGAAAATTAAATTGATGCTCTCTTGTAGATGCGTTCACGTGGTTAATAAATGTTGCATCTATTTCACCTGTTAATACAACATCAAAAGAGTTTGTATCATCATTAGCACCCGTAAATTTAATTATACTTGCTACGACCTTGTATGAAGTAAAACTTAAAGCTAAAGCACTAGCAAAAGAAGCTCCATCAGTTTCTACCTCAACCGTAACAGAGCCTTTTATATTAAATAATCCGCTACCTTGTGAAGAAACAACTAATCCATTTTTAATTCCACCTGTATGCTCAGTTCCAAGTTGTGCGTTACCATAATCATCTGTATCTAATCCTGCTTGTGAAGGAGCATCATCTGTAAGGGTATCAGCAGAAACTATAAAAGGTAATGTAAAATCACCACCTGTATATCCTAAAGTGTACGTATAACTTTGATTGCCCAAGCTTCTATTGTCAGTAACAGAAGTATTGACTGCTGTATCAAGCTCTACCAACACCTCATCTGCACTTTGTAAAACTTTACCGAAAGAAACATCAGTCACATCAGTTGGCTTCTTAAATATTAATGGCATTATCAGTTTCTTGAAAAAGTCGCTATTGCAAAATGTTGAACTAACAGTATAACCCTGTGCTTGAAATATTTTATCCCAAACATTCTTTATATACACACAAGGAACAAAGTCGCTATCCAAAGTGCTATCGGTAGTGTTATCTCCTTCTCCAACCGTTAGTAAAGGATATACTAGCTTATCGTGATTTTTAACATAACTAGGATATGTTGTTCTAGGATTTTCAAAAACCCAAGATGAACTAGAAATACTACCGTATGATGAATAAGCTGTTGAGCTGAATCTTAATTCATCAAGGTCTGCGTTTTTTATCTTGTCTGCCCAATCCATATTATCAGCTAAGAAAAGACATTCATACTCCAACACATCTGTATTTTTGTATATTTGACTTACTCTTAGCTTACCATTCATTATCGGCAAGTGGTCTGCATATATTGTAGATGGCAAATCTTTTAATACATTTTTGCTATCTATATTTCCATCTTTGTATATATGATTGAAAAGTTTGTTGTTGTTCCTTGTAGCAGGAACTTTGAAAGTTTTACTAAAGCTACCGCTACGAGAATTAAAATCTCTAATATCAAAGTTTTGATAATTAAGTGACAAAGGAAAGTCATCACTTGATGTAATATCAAGGTTACCTAATATGCTGTCAGTAAAATCTCTTAGCTCAACTCTTATTTCTGCCATTATTCTATTGTTCTTTTAGCTTTGCTTTCTATATAATTTAAAGTACATCTCTGTAAGTTCTCATTGTCAAATGTAGTAACACTAGCATCTTTTACAACAACAGGAACATAGTAGTTTCTATTAAGTGTAGAATACCAACCCTTAGAGTTAGGTATATCCGTTTGATACTCTCTTACCACAATGTAGTCGATTAGAACCTCTCCCGCTGCATCATCGTGATTTAACAAAAACATTGGAGCTATAAATTCAATATCTGTATATGCTGTTGATGGGTTATTTACGTTATTAGACTGAACAGCAGCAGTTGTAGAATGTCCTGTAACGTAACCTCTAAATGTTTTCCATTCATCTACATCTGTTTGGTCATATTCTTTTAAAGTAACATAGTGTGCATTATCAAAACTGTCAGCACCTGTTGTGCTTATCTTGGTTGTTTTGTCGGCAGCATATCCTGTAAATCCAACATATTCTTCACCTGTGCTGTCGTGTTCACTTTTTATTCTAACCTCAATTTCATATATGCTTTTTGGATTGTACTTGATGAACTTTTTACTTGATGCCCAAAGTGTGTCATCACCTGAGTTATCACCCTTCTCATAACATCTTGTTCCTGTTATGTGACCTTTGGCAGTTTCAAAAGAACCGTTAGTAGTAAAATCACCATCTTCAACATTCCAATTATCGGTAATGTTAGATACAGCAGCATAGCCACTCCAATCCTCTCTAAACACTTCTTTACCTATCCAACCCTTTTCTATCCATACATTTGGTGAAGCTAATAAATCTTCAAACATATCCTGCTCTCCAACACCGTAAGGTCTTGATATTGCTGTTCCTTCCTTTACAGCTTTTACCTTTGACTTTCTAACAGATGGATATTTGTCATCAGTATAACCCGCTACTCTAGGAACAACAGCACCATAATTCGGAGTGCTTCCTGAAAAATGATAGCCTTGATTATCACCTATTGTAGCATTTGTATTAGATGTGCTACTTCCTAATTGACCTCTAAACTCAGGATATATGCTTTGCTCGTATGATTTAGAAGATATGTTTATTCCCTCTGTAAATGCACCATCAAAGGTGTAGCTATCAATACCGCCTAATCTATTTTGCCAATGTAATCTAACTCCATTAACTCTTTCTCTTGTGTGGTCAATGTAGTAAGTTACCTTTTCTCCTATCTTATCTGAAGGAGAGCCTGTGTCATCTGTTTGAACGGTATAATATGATACATTTGAAAAGTCAGTTAAAGGCTCATCGTTGTTCCATTCAGCATCAGGCGATTCTTTTATATTTCTTGTGCCTACTCCAATCTGAACTACGCAATTATTGGGATTAGTAAGCCCTGACAAATCTGATGTTGTCATATCTCCCCAACTATTTAGGTCAGTCCCTAAGTTGCCTTCTCCATCAGTTGTTTTGCCAATAACAAGAGCATAGTCTGTTGATGAATCTGATGTTGGTATAGCATTACCATTTGCATCATAAAATCGAACTACTGCTCTAGGGCAAGTGCCTGAATCAAATAGTGCGAAAGACAAGTATTCGCATTCATCGTGACCTATAACTCTATAATTAGTTGGTTTTGTTGTCAAATACTTTTGCCTTCCCGCTTCATATCCGGTTCCTGTTCTGTGCAAATATTGTATTGATAGATTATCGCCCTGTACTTGAGTTGCACTACCCGTAAGTAGTTCATTTGAAATGCTAAGGTAATGTTCTTCTTCGTGAAGAAGTGCTGAGTTTACTGCTATAAAGTTTCCAAAGTCAGTTTCTCCTGATAAATCATCTAATTCTCCGTCAGAGTTTATATACTCCAACTGAAACTGAACTTTAATTCTTTCAAACACATTTTTAGAGATTTGACCCATTGTTATATCTCTCTTAACTTTAGTTGATGTATCGTGAGTACAAGGTCTTAAATCGTAAGAAACAAAATCTCTTGCTATGCTAGAAACATCTATCGTGTAATACACATAATCTGTGTTTGGTGTTTGGTCATCTTCCCAATTAGGAATATCTATACTAGGCTGAAGTCTTATCTGAACACCTCTACTTGTTTCCAAAACACCTGTGTATGGATTTCTAGGATATATACTTACCCTACAACTAGGGTATTTAGCTTTAGCTTCTGCAAGTGTATATGATGAGCCGAAATTATACCTTGCTGTATATTTTATTGGACTATATACACTTTGTATCGTTTCTCTTGGTTCGTCAACTATGAATAAATCAGGCATTATATATTGTATTTATGTTTTAAGTAATCTGATAATTTTGTAACTTCTTCGACAGTAAGTTCTTTTTCAAATATAAGAATCTCTTGTATGTCAACTTTTAGGTGTCCAATGGTATCTCTAGCAGCACCTAGTCTTAGTGGGTATAGGTCTTGTAATGCTTCAACATCAAAGTCAGGATTTGTTTCAACATCAACCAAAGAGCCATTCTCAAAAGACTTTACGCTATGATTTGTTTTATGCTTTGTGAATCCATTAGCGGAAACCTGATTTGCTGAGTTTGATGTATATATGTAGTCTAACAAATCGTCATCGCTATCTTGCACTTGAGTTCTCCAATTAAGATTGCCACCCTGTGTTGATATTCTAACAGCGAAGTTTGCTTTTGCTGCGTTGTCTAAATTCTTAGTTATCACATAACCACCATAGCCATCATATCCCTTAGCTACATAGAATACAGATAGTCCATTATTCAAACCATCAGCAGTTCCATCAAGGGAGTCGTTAACACAATCCAAGAAGTCATTTGTTCCATCAAAGAATACATAAGGATAGCTGTTGGATGACATCTCGTACTTATACAGAGGCTTCTTAGCTGATGTTGTTTGTTCAAAGTGATTTGCATTACCACTTTGGTCAATCCATTTGTTTACAACCTCATTACCGCCAAAGAACTCCGTTTTAACACCCATATCAGCCTTTAACCAAAGCAAAGGTGTCAATCCCTTAACAAATGCTTCATCAATAGCTAAAAGGCTGTGAGAGAACGCATTTAAAGTAAAAGTAAGCCTGACTTGTATCAACTTGTCGTTATACAACTCTTTTTCTCGTTCAACAGATATACTGTCAGGACTTAAAATTACTTCTTTGTTTACATAGCTATCTAACACTCTTTGTAGCCAAGTCAATGCTTCTTGTTCTAATAAGCTAAATACTACATCAAGCGAACCTGCTTGGTTTTGGTAGTATGGCTTAACGACTAGGCACTCGAAAGTGTATTCTTCTTGCACATCCCCTTCCGTAGCAGGAAGTTCAGATGTTGGTGGTAAGACAACAAGTAATGGATAGTCATTGTTGTGATTCTCATTGATTTCATTCTCGTAACCAAAGATGAAGCCACCATTTATCCATTGTTGCTCAAACCTATCTCTTAATTCTCTAAGTTTAGTAAAACCCATTATTTTATTTGTTTCCTCTGTTCTTCATTAACAGCTAGTTCATAATCTCCTTTTGCAGTTTTCCAAGACAGATATGTTAAAACCTTATACAACTTTTCATCTTTTACACTTTGCATAGCATCTTTACCATCTCTTGTAAATACTCCATCAAGTGATAGGTCGTATAAGGTGTTCAGCCAACCAAATGGCTTCATTATCTTACTTGCCTTCGCTACTGCGATACTTTTTGTTCCGCCATCTCTGAAAAGGTTTTTATAACGTTGATTGATGCCAAAGTTCGTTTGTTCAAAAAAAAACTGAACTCCCATACGATGTCCATTGTCAATCTACGAAATGCTTTCGCCTTTTCATCAATATTGTCGAGGTCAACCTCCTCATCAACTTGTTTACACAATATTGCCATTTGTTCGGGTAAAAT